TCATTCGTATCACTAATTGTATAATTAAAGGAGGTTGCGCCACCGAGAGACTCGAAGTAGCCTACTATATCATCCGCTTCGGCGGATGGCCGATTGACGAAGGATATGTTGAAAGTCTCAGCTACGCTATTTATGCCATCAATCGCTCTTTGTTCATATCCATCGCCAAAACGAGCAGTAAGAACTTTGGGATTACTTCTTTTAGCTAAAGAACGGTCTGGTTTTATATCCCTGCTTCCATATGGTGCTGAAGTTGTAAATCCGATCGCCATTATGCTACTCCATACGGACTAAGTATTCCGCCTGCTCTCTTTTGATTCTGAAGTTCTTTTTGTACTGCTTGTGCAATAATGTTTCCAATATTTGGCCCCTGCTGGGAAGTATCGGTAGTAGCATTACCTTGATTATCAATAGCTACATTTACTGTAACATTATTCTGTTGACTTGAGCCTCCCATCATTTCTACAGGAATAGACCTTCCGTTAGGGAGCGGGACGACGGCTTCCGTACCATGTAAAATGGCTGGATAGCCCGAAGTGCTTCCTGAAGCAACACCGCCGGAAGAATAGCTTGGTACAGTTTTACCGTTACTTACTACACCTCCCATTCTAACTGATGGTGGTGCAGGTGCAGGTAGCAGGGCTGTATTAAAGTTTTGTGATTGGTCTAAAATAGCATTACTAGTAGACGCAGAAGTCGATAGACCTGAGATCGCTGCTTGAAGAATGCGAATTGTAAGCATCTCAGCAATAACTTTAGAAAGTGACTTCAATATATTTGTCGCCATATTTGCAAAAGCATCTTTTACGCTCATGGTTCCTTGAATAACAGAGTCAAAGGCAGAAGCTATTCCAGTTTGAAAATTATCTCTAAATGTTGCAGTCAATCTACCAAGATCACTAATTTGTTCTTCTTTTTGCCTCTGAAGATTTTCTAGTCTTGTTAGTTCCGCTCTTGCCCGCTCTAGTTCTAACTTTTTCTGAGCTTCTAAGGCAGGATTTAATTTTGCTTCTTCTATCGCAATCAATAAGTTTTCTATCTCTAATTGCTTTTGTCTTACGTCTAGCAATGCGCTTTCAGCTTGAATCTGTCTATTAATTTCTTGAGATAGAAGGGTTCCCGCCATCACAGATTTATCTGTAGCCTCTTGAAGAGCGATTCTAGAAAGAGCTAGTTTTTGTTGAGACTCTATTAATCCATCAATTCTGTTCTTAAGAGCTACAAAGTCTCCGCCTTGTACGGCTTCATTTAATTTTTCAAAAGCATTTTCTTGGCCTTCTAGTTCTCCAAATGTTCTAACAACTGCTTGAGCAGCAACATCCGCATTCTCTAAAGCCGTTGCTAAATTAAATAGATCTGGGCTCAAGAGTGCTTCTTTTAATGCTACTATAGAGTTATCCAAACTAGCATTAAAACTAATAGCTTCTGAAGACGTTTCTTGTAGTTCTTGAAGTTTTTGTATTAGTGATCCTACGTCGTCCCCGGCTTCTTCTAAAGCTCTCGATACAAGGGGGAGACTAGTATTTCCTAATAACTCTAAGACATCGCTAGTTTTTCCGAGCTTTACTGCATCTTCTAATAGTCTTGCTAGAGGTAAGGACTGATAGGCTTGAAGCTCTCTAAGTGTTCTCTCTACACCAGTATCTTCAAAACTAAAGCCTCCTTGGATTGCTTCCAAGTCTTCTTTTACTGTGGATAAAGAGTCTGCGAATTGTTTATTTGCTTCTTCCGCAGCTAACGTGGCTTGTGTATTACTTTGAAGAACCATTGTCCAATTGGCAAAAGTACCTAATAGTCCATCTCCCTCTAAAGCACTCTGAAGGTCAATTGCATACTCCGTATTTTCAAACAGTGCGTCACCTAAATTTTGTAGACTATTTTGAAGATTATTGTCTAAATCAAAGCCTATTTTGGCCTGTTCTAATTCTATAAGGGTTTCGTTTAGGTCAAATAAACCGCTAGAGTTAAGTGCTATGAGTACTTTTTGGGCTAAACTTATAAATGTTTGGGCAACATAATCAGCAAACTCTCCTATTACTTTTTGTATATCTCCGAGTCCTCTTAAGAGAGAAGCTAAGGGAACTCTTATAAGACTTAGAGTTTTATTTACTATTGCTTCTATCCCTTTGACAATAGCTGTTAAAAAGTTAAATGCATTTGCCTGAAGTTGCTTAAAAGCTTCTACAAGAAGGGTAATAGTTCCTATGAAGCCAATGATGCTTACTGCTTTATTTATAGCCGCTCCAGCAACAGATGCCGTTTTAGCAAGCCCAGTCATTGTTTGAGACCAGCGTAACTTTACGCCTGCAGTAAATTTTTGAAAGCCTAATCCTACAAGCTTGAACTGGTTAGCAGTTTTCTGCCTCCAAGAGATTGTAAGATTGTTTTTCTTTTCCAATGACTCTTTTAACAGTTTAACTCTTCTTATAGCTTGTCCTTTAAAAATACCTGTAGTAATTTTTCCATTTTCTTCATATTGACGCTCTGCTGACTTAAATGCTTTTCGTAAATTAGCTTCATCAGATGCACGTAATTTTTCTCCATCCTTAATTCTTTTAAGTATAGGAGACTCCGAACCTCTATCAACAATGCCGCCAGCTATTTTCTTTCTTCTTTCATCCTCTCTTTTAACTAGTTGCTCTACACTTAATGTTGCTTCACTAATTTTTTTCTTATAGCTTTCTACTCTATTCTTTGCATCATCATACGCTTCTCTTTGGCCCGCTGACCATTCATCAATTTTTTCATTAAATTTACCAAAAGGAACAATTGCTTTTAATATTGATAAGCCAAAAAGACCGAAAGCAGCAATAGCAGCACCCGCAGATCTATTAAGAACTTCAGCTAGAGAAGATACTATGGGTAAAAACTTTTGGGAGATGTCTTTTACGAGCTTATCGAAAGTTACCGATAGCTTGATAAAAGGATTAGATTGCAGTTCTTGAGAACCAAACTGCTGGTTGAGTTGTCTTTGTACTTCTAATAATACGGCTTGGCTTCTTTCAAATTCTGTGAGTTGGTCTACGTTCTTACCTAGAGCTGCTGAATACTGCTCAGTGGCATTCTTGAGCCTTAGAGTGATACCTAGTTCGTCCAAGAGTTCTGGTTCGGCTTTTGAAACACCTCTTAACAGTCTATTAAAAGAGTCTTCAAAGTCTCTACCAAGTGCAGAAGATACTTTTCTTGCTCCCTCTGCTAACTCGTTTAATTGATCAGGACTAAATCCTTTCGCTAATCCAATAGCTGCTGCTTCTGAGGCCTGTCTGAATGTCAACATCGAGCCACTAGCTAACTGAACATCTCTCGCAACAGTTTTCATAGCTATGCCAGTGCTTTGAGCAAAGCTTAACTGGCTCTTTTCTAATATAGCTAAATCTGCTTGCCTTCTAAAGAAGTTAAAAGCGGCACTAACGGCGAATACGTTTGCTGCGAGAGTGGCATATGCGGGTACAAGAGTGCCTCCAATGCCCTGAGACATCTTAGAAAAGTTTTTAGTAGCATTAGCAGAAGCCTTAGCAGCTCCTTTTAGGTTTCTATCCGCAGTTCCTGCGGATTTCCCAAGATTTTCTGAAGTTTTTCCTGCTTTAGTTGTAGATTTTGCAAGTTTCTCAACTTGACCTTGCACAATCTTTATGTTTTTGCCTTCCGCTACAATGGTTAGGAGGACGTCACTTTTAGCCACTAGTTTTTCTCTTCATTTTCTTGTGCTCTCTCTGTATTCTCTCTTGAGATTTAGTTATAGTATGAGCATCAAGTCTTGATAATATCTGAAGAACAAGTTCAGTATTATCTACATCGTAAAGATCTAAATAAATTGGTAAATTTGTATAATCTTTTCCCATGTAGCCTATTTCTGGGTATACTCTATTTCCGAGCATATGAAATATATTTATAGCTATCGCTACAATTTCTGGAAAATCATCGTCCCCTGGAGGGCATTTAGCAGGATCAGGCTCTCTACCAAGCTGCTCCTGCATAGCTAAATACTTACTTTTAGTTATTTTACTATCTTCAGCCTCTAGCCAGTCATCTAGACGCTTCCAAAGTAGTTCAGTCTGCTCTTGTCCGAAACGTGTCTAGATCAAATGCTACCTCATTGATCCACTGATCAAATTCGGCAGAATTCTCAACTAGACGCTCCGCATTTTCTAAGTCAAAAGGTAGTTCAGTATCTAAAGGATTGTCTCCTACATCAATGAGAATAAGAGTCTCTAAATACCCAAGAGTTAAACCTTTCCAATTTTTTATGATTGCCTTTGTAAATGCTTTTACAAATTTTTGCTCGTCCAGAATCTCTTCCATTTGACGAGTGCTACGGCCCATTTTATGAGTAGTACATTCTTTCTTTAACTTTAATAGTTCTTTTCTAGAAAGATTTGCTACCTCGACCTCAAATCCCGGACAATCGGGATACTCAACCCAAGCGGATTTACTATCCACCATTAAGTCATCAAGTTTCATGTAATCTCCATATTAATTTTAGTGCATTTAATCCCAAAGTTATGCACGGAAGGATTTCTCCTCTGTTTCTTCAGGACAATAATCCGAATAAACTAGCAAGAGAAAACGGGGGAGAAGATCTCCCCCGATTTTTTAAATTATACCTAACTACTACCAAAAAGTCAAGTAATATTTTTTACAAGGTCTTACGCCTTATAAATAATTGTTGCTTCGTCAGTCAGGTCAACATCACCGTTAGAAACTTGGCCATGGAAGGCAACATCAAGAGTGATCAGATCTTCAACATTGATTGCTGGTACTTCAAGATGAGCAGTAGGCATGTCGAGAACTAATCGTGGTGTAGAAGCGGTTTCTCCACCGATGTTGATAGCCATATCGAATACGTTTCGTACGGTTGTAGTATCTGCTACGAGGTCGGCAAAGAGTTCGCCAGACTTTGAAGCAGATTGGTCATTATCCAGGTAGCAAGTAAGGTTACCTGTAATTGTTCGTGCACCTGTAATATTTACACAAGGCTGATTTACTACACCAAGTTCCTCCGGAGTGAGGTAAGTGATATTATTTTCAATAGTAAATGAACCGCCAGTAAGTACAATATTATAAGTGTCATCTGGGGATACGTCAGTACGCACCAGGCTTACAGTAGAGATACGGTTACGAATGATAGCACAGCTTTCATCAAGTCCGTTTGTCAATGCTGCTGCAACATTAGTAGCATCAGCGCCTGCAAGAGTAGTACCGAGATCTGTAAGCGCACTACCAAAACCTGACCACTGAATAGTACAAATACCTTCGATATCGAAGTCAATAGTCAGTGAATTTACAACTGCCTTATCAATCTTATAATACTGAGTATTTGAACCGTCCTCAAACGCTACAATAACTTCCCAGTTTTCTGGAAGAGATGAAAGGTTTGATTGTGACAGATTAAAAGTATTTTCTGTAGCGCTTACAGCGTTTACTGCGCTTGTATTATTATCAAATACACCGCTGGCTGCTGTAAAACCATCAGCACCAAATGCCATTGCCCAAAGAGCTTCTTCAGGGCAACGAACTTGATCCGGGCTAGGGCTTACGAAATTAAAAGGTCTTGCGTAAGTGCTAAAACTCCATTCTACTGGTGCCAAGCTGTCGTTAAATAGCAAACGAGCGCGACGAGAGGTCGCCCCTGCTTCGTTCACCGTAATTTCAGTAGCGTTTACATTCTGAGAAAAGCTGAATCCATCTAGTACATTAATCTGCCAAGCATCCCCGCCGGTAGACTCAATGAGATAGACTTTCGCATTTCTGGTAAATTGTAATGCCATATTCTTTCTCCAAAACAGATTACTCTGTTATCTTAACCTATAAGGTTAGTATCGAACTTCGCAGATTATCTCGCCAACACCAAGAGGGTCAAGTGCTCCTTCATCAGAGTCAATACTAATAATACTGATATGATGCGTACATTGAGTAACTCCATCTTGATCTACATACTCTAATCGAGAATTATTCTCAATTACAGTTTCTACGTCTTCAAAAAGTTTTTCTAATGCAAAGACAGCGCCCTCTTCGTTCACATAAACTCTTATGGTTAAGCTGAGAAATCTGTCTTTATATCCTCCACCCTGGTACTGTCGAGTCTCTGCTCCCGCACTTACATGAAGTGCAGGAAAATCTGTTACCTCATCCCAAAATATAAGTCTGGGGAGTATATTATTATTTAAGTTTGTTCTGAATGGCGTATTTCCATTTATGTCTTTAAACTTATTCTCAAGTGCGGTCACAATTGCCATCCGCCTTGAAGTATAGTCTCTATCCGCCATTATACTCTCCTAGTATAAAATCTTCCTATTAATAAATTTGCTGCTATCTCTCTTATAGAATTATCAATAAGTCTTCGAGGATCTCTGTCCTTACTGCCCTGTCTATATCCAGGTTCGAAAGTTTGATAGGGTCTTTTCATATAAGTATACCCTATGCTTGGATAGCCTCTTGCTGTAAGAGCAATGTCTGTTATTTTTACTGAACGAGCAAATCTTCCTGTTCTATATCTAAGTGCAGGATAGTTCATATTTCCCGCAACAGTTTGTGTTATTTTTTGATTCAGTAAAGCTAACAAGGACACAGCAGACTGTGCCGCTTGAGTTTTAGCAACTTTAGGGGTTATAACTCCTATTGAACCTCTTTTTGCTATTCCTTTCTTTGTCTTTTTCTTTCTTGTTTTCTTAACAGTCTTGTTAGAATACTTAGGCTTTGTATTGTTTTTTGTAAGTTTTTTTAAATTTTTTCCTTCTTTTATATTATCCTCAAAAGAAGCAATAATTTTCTTTTCTTCTATAGTTTTTCTACTATCAGAACCTTTTCTTTCAGCCCAGTTTTTCTTTGTATTTATAGCTTTTACTAATTTTTCAAGCTGAGCCTTAGTTCTATTTGCTCTTTTCTTTAGCTTTGTCGCACCCTCTGATCTATTTCTATTAGCTCCTTCAAAGCCAACTTCAAATTCTGTCTTTTGCTTACTATCCTTTTTAGTAAGTTTCATAGTAAAGCCTAAGTCTGATAATTCTTTTTCTGAAATACCTTCTTCGCGTATTTTTTCAGATATTCTAAACTTAGTCTCATTGCCTCTAAAATTAGCTACTGCGGTGGCCCCTTTATGCCCTAAGTCTAAAAAATTTCCTTTATCTATTTCTTGTTTTTCTTCGTTTTTTAGAACTACATTTATCTTATTTACTAGCTCATTTTTTGGTGCTTTTATTGACTTCTGAAAACTTCTAAAAACGTTTCCAACTCTTCCTCCAGAAGCCTTGCCTTCCATTACTACACTAAAGTTTGCTAAATTTCCGGTTACTTTAGTCCATTCGTCATAAAAAGGTTTATTGTATTGAGAATAAACCTTCTGAGCTATCTTTTTTGCATACTCTTTTGCCAGTGCTTCTAGCTTTCTTTGTCCCTCTGTAGATAATTCTCCACGATTAGGGATTTGTGACAGAATTTCTCTTTGTAAGCTTCCCTGAGATATATTGAGCTTATGAGTATGTGTAGCTAGTTCTTTTCTAGCTTCTTCATTGAGTCTATCAAACCCTTTTATCTGTTCGTCTAAAAGTTTGTATAGAAACTCAGTTGACATTAAATGCCTCTATACAAGTCTAAAACTCGTTTAATATGATCGGGAAACCCAGGATTATTACGAATTGACGTACTTGCCTGACCTTCTCTCGAACTAGAACCGATCGCTTGATTGATTTTATGCTCATTATTATGATAATAAGTAACCAAATCTGCTACAGCAAGTCTCAAATCTTCTGGAATTGAAGTGTAACCTGCTGTATAAGTAATTTTTACAGACTGAACTCCGCGAGGCCAGTATTTATATGACCCGCTTTCCTCAGTTCTAATAATAGAGTCGGTAATATTATCATAGTACCACTCATATTTATTATTTGTACCATCTCGAAACAGCTCTTCATAATCTTCTGTCTGACTAGCTCTTTCATATACATTCAATATATTAATAACAGGACACTCTTCTAGCTGAACTAAGTGAGTATCCCATTGTATATCAAAAGTTTCGGTTTTTCCAGGCAACTGCGTATAGGCATCAAACTCTGTGCCACAGTAAGTCCTAATAAGCTTACTTACACTCGTAAGTAAATACTCATATTTCTCATCGCGGTCAGAAGAATTAATACCCTCTAGGAGCTTATAATCATCTAATGTGAGTAAATCGGCCATCAAAAACCCTTAAAGGCTGGGGGAGCCAGAAGCTCCCCCGTCCTCAATATGCTACTTAAGAAGCATACTTCAAAGTAATAGCTTGTCCAGCGGTTGAGAACATATTATCAAAACCACGACGCTGTGAAGCTACAAGTACACGACGCTGATTAGCGACTTCGTAATCCTGCTCGATGGTAACACCGCGAAGGACTGGAACAACGAAGTTCATAGGATTAACAGCAACGGCACAAGGCTCACCAGCTGCAGCTCCTGGGAACTCATCGCATACAACTACTGGGCTACCGAATACGTTTCCGATTTCACCAGTAATCTTAGTTGCACGCTGATCACCAACTTCGTTGATGTTCTGGAAGTCTGCATCTTGCAGCAACTGGTAGTAGTAATCAAGAGATACAATGTACATTACATCTCCAGGACGACGACCATACTTGCCCATTGATTGACGCATACGCAGAAGTTCATCCGCAGGGTTAGCAACGGTAAGATCAACTGGAGAAGCTGCTGTACCAGCAGCAGTCAGTACGTCAGTACCAGCATTTGCTTCTGAAACAGCAACCAGACCGTTATAAGGTGAGCTAATAAGATCGTTACCAGCAGAAGCACCAAGAAGCAGTGAATGCTCGATAGCGCGTGCGTGTGAACGAACCATTGCGTCACGAATCAGAGGAAGAATAGGCAGAATTGCATCTTCTTCAGTTTCGTTGGCCAGATAAGAATTAGACACCAGCTTACCAGTGGTAAGTACTTTAGATGTCATATCCAAACCGTTGTAAGGTGAGCCGACAGCATCGCCACGAGCCTCGAGATTACCTTTGTAGGCTGAACCAGAGCCTGCACCGGCAGCACTGGTGAACTCAGCGTAGCCAGCATCTGGCATCAAAGGAACAACCATTGAAGCAGCATTCATCTGCAGCTTACGGAACATTGGGTCGATAACAAGCTCGAGCTCAATGTCCTTTTCGATTGCAGTAGATACAGTGCTTTCGAAATCAGCAGTTGTAGAGGCAGAAACCTGTACACCACCGTTTTCATTGACTTTCTCCATAATGTCACGACCCAGCTTAGTGTCCATACCCTTTTGAGTAACAACACCAAGAATGTGAGCCTCAACAGCTTGGTCTTCAGTAAAGCCTTTTTCCAGACCTGCACGATCTGCGAAAACACGCTTTGAGTTACGAATTGCTTCGATCTCAGCTGACTTCTCTTTCAGCTCAGAAGAAAGTTCGCCAATCAGTTTTTCAAAGTTAGCGTCTTTCTCAGCAAGCTTGGCTTCAACATCAGCCAGCAGTTTTTCTGCACCTGTTTCAACTGCGGTAACAATTGAAGCAGACTGAGCAGCTTTTTCAGCTTCTTCTTCAGCAGCTTTAGTAGCAGCCGCTTCATCTGCAGCTTTGCGCTCAGCTTCTTTCATTGCCATTGCAGCCGCAGTCTTCTCGACAGTAGCGGCTACGATAGCGTCGATATCAATATCGCTCATAGTTTTCTCCTGTGCTTCGACTTCTTCTAAGTCGGTAGGCATTGACTCCTGGGAGTCTTGTGTGAAAGATTTTTTGAACTCTTCATACTCAGAATCAGAGTCAAAGGATTTTGCTAGCGAAAAAGTTGCAGCTTGGTTAGCGGGAATCGAAACTACCGATACCTCTAAAAGTTCTGCATCCTTGATCCTAAATCCATCAGTTTCCGAAAGATATTCCGCGTCCTTGACTCGGAAACCAACAGAAAAAGCTCCAAGAACGCCGTCTTCAATTAGATTACGAACATCACCAGCAGATTTAGCAATTTTTGCTTTTAGCTGTAGACCATTGTCATCAGTACTAAGCTCAACTGCTCTGCCAATGGGACGATTGTAATCGTGATTAAATAGAATAATAGGGTTGTTTTTATAATTGTCTAGTCCACCACCTTTTGTCCATGCTTCAGAAGGGATAGTATCTCCCATTCGATCGATGTCCTTCGTGCTGGCCATCCCATTAATATAAAGCTCATTGTCTTCGGTATTAAGGGACTTCTCAAATGTTGAACCAATATGAAAGATTTTATTCATAGTGAGTCTCTTTGCGAGCCTTTCTCAGTTTATCTAAAGGGGAAAGCTCCTCTGAAGAGTCAGAAGAAATATCTACTGTCTTCGGGGTGGGTTTAACAGGCGTATGAACTATGTTTAACTTAGTTTCATAGATTTCATGCCATTCGTTTTTGAAAATCTTTTTAAGGCGTCTCATGCCTGCACCCATACTTACTGAGTGCTTTCTGAGAGCTGCGGCTGCTTCTGGGTAAAGCTTTTTTGCTTCTCCTATGTTAAGTTCTCTTCCTTCTTTCTTGAAGGCTTCGAACATACCTAGGTAAGCTTCGTGGCGTTTACTCTTCATCTGCATCTGTTTCTCCTGGAGGTCTTCCGCCTAGACTCGCGTCTACTGCGGAACCTGCGATGTTTTGTGGTATACGAATCTCATCGCAGTTATGGTCAACCATCTTGTCAAAGTTCAACTGATGTCGAGCTTCGTTTGGTGTAATAATACCTGAGTTAACCAAGGTTGTGTAATAGCTACCTGCATCTCGGAGTTCTGGCTGAAGTGCAGGAATATTTGTTACATTTGGAGTTATCTCATACCCAAAGAATCTTTCTAAAGCTGTATTGATTTTTGTTACAATAGGTAGTATAGTTTCCAAATAATATAATCTGTGATTCGGTCTAATATTTGCATTATTACCTGAATCCATAAGTACTGGAGGAACTCCAAGTACTTTCATAATCTTTTTCTCAGCGGCATCAATTGACTCTTCAAAATCCAGTTCTTTAAAGTTTACAGATGAAAGTGAGTCAAGCGTCATACCTCCATCAAGTATAAGAGGCCGTCTTCCGCCGCCTGTAGGAGAGTATTTAGTCATCCAAGATTGGATCATTCTCTCTTTATTCTTTTCGCTAATAATATCTGGGCTTTTTATTACAAGTCCTGTGACAGCTCCGTTCTTAAAAAAGTTATCCTGGAATGAAAGCATATTCACCAGCTTTGCTAGTGTGCTTCTTGCAGCTCTCAGCCTACTTGTTCCTCTGTAGATACTATTAAAGCTGTTTTCTTTGATATGAATAATTTCATCAGGGCTAAAATTAGTGCTCTTCTGAAATGTATATCCAGTCACATAAGTTTTTGTGTCTGGGATAATGTCCATGTGGTTCGCTG